TTTGGTTATTCAACCTCTGTTGTGGGAGTTGCATTAGCATATAACGCAGGATTTAAAACTTGATGACGTTTGAGCCAATAGGCGCGCTCATATTCGCATAAAGGCAAATCGAGCAACGCCTGAACGCCCTCTTTCCCTCGTGGAGTAGTTTTAATGACTAATAATAATTCTAGCAGGCGAATCCATGAAATTATCTTGGTATAATCGGTCGTGCCCGAATGTAAGCGAATTTCAATAGTACTATGCTTATTAAAAGCGCATACATTTACGGCTTTATATCGATCGCGAATACTTATACCAAAATCGCAATACTGATTGCCACGTCTTGAAGCCGGCACAAATTCGCGCAACGCATAAAGCCAAGCATTTAGTTTACGCGCTATGACTTTTATCTCGTTAATTGTTTTGCCCCTAAAATCTAAATGCACATGCAAACCGCATGCCTTGTCCACTTTATAGCCTTTAATTAAATCGCATAACTTATAAAGGCGATGCTCTAACTCTGAACGTTTAACGAGCGCGACAAATTCTATACCACCGGCATTTAATGATCCGTCGCCTTTTTCGCGACACCATACGGGCAATTTAGTACCTAATTCTTTGCCGTAACACTCAATCTCAATACCTATGGCGCGATCATATTTAAAAGAATCTGGATTTAAAGGCAATTTGCGCGCTTTGTCTAAATAAGAAATACTTTGCCTTTTTTCGATGTTTTCCTGCTCGAATTTCCACCTTTTACACTCGTTCCTTAACTCGTTTGCAATAGACTCGCATTGATGATCGCGAACGTAGGTGCGCAAAGCATTTAAAGAATACGTCTCTTTTAGTAAACGCGCATATTTACGCAAATACGCCTTTTGCGTGTAATCATCAACAAACCGATTTTTAACTAGTATTATATTACCTTCAATAGATATACCCTGACACGCACCCACTTTGTATTGATAATTAACGGGGTCAAAATCCTTATTTACGCCAATTTCCCACCCATCGCCATCAAACATTCTAGCCGTTAGTTGATCTTCGCTAGTAAGCGTCTCAATCCAATGACGCAAAACTTTGTTTTTATGCCTAGAGGCTAAACTTTCCCAAGACGAGACGCGCAAATTCCATTTACGGGCAATTATATCCTTAAAAGATAAATTTGCTACATCGTGAGACAATTTATCCAAGTAAGATTCTAAGTTAGAATACATTATTTACCCCCTTTCAACGAGTAGAAAGACTCGTCAGACTCAGGATAACCTAAAACCACTTGAGGTTCTTGCGTTTCGCTTACCGATAGCACCGACCAACCAGAACCCCTTAAGGATTCGATTAGGTTAACAGACCTTTCATAGTCTGCACCGACTTTGTTTAATTTAACTGATATAATAATCATTTGAGTTTATTTAATTTAAGCCGAGTTTATCTCAGCTTGATAAAAGACTATATCAGCTAGGGAACTAATCAATCAAATAGTGCACGCTTATTTATAACTTACTACCTTGACCCTAAATCCTAAGCAGTTGAAAGACTAGCCGTGACTGTAACCTTGACCAAAGACAAATCGCTCAAACCCTTAACAGAAAAGGAACAGAATTTCCTAAAGGGAATATTCGAAGGTAAATCACAAATAGAGTCTTACAAAAACGCTTATAGCAAGCACCACCTAACAAACCAGCAAGCCAACTCTCAACTATTTAGAGTACTAAACCGAGAACACATTAAACGACACATAGCAGAACATAAAAAGGCAGGAGCGTTAGGTTTAACCCTAACCCTACAAGAAAGACGCTTAAGACTAGCAGAGATTATAAACGACAGGTCTGCTAGCTACTCAGACGTCATAAAAGCTATAATGGCAGACTCAGCATTGGCAGGTGATATTGGACAACGGCTCGAATTGACCGAATTAACCAAAGACGGCTCGTCTCTCTCTCGTCTTAAAAACTCGTCAATACAAGACAAAATTGCCTTTTTACAAAAGCAACGTGAAAGGGAACGTACCGAGCAGGCTAGACCTGACCAGACCTACACAGACCCTGCACCTGCCCTACCTGACCAGACAGAACCTGCACCTGCCGAGCCTATACACCTAGAAATCATGCCACCTGACCAGACCAGCCCAGCCACTTAAAAACCATGCCAGAGTAGGGAGTCCAAGTACTAAAACTAAGCCAATCTCAAATAAATATAGACCTATACACCAAAAAATAAAAAAATATTACATAAACTGGTCGATACTAGGTATTTATGTAACAAATCAACCCTATGGTTCAAAAAAATAATAATAATTTGTTAGAAGTNGTCGATACGCCAGGAGATATTGAAAAAGAGTTTATTAGTTTATGGACGTATTTTAGTGAGGTATTTATACCTGAAAACAAGATACAGTTACCACTNAAGCCTTTTCATAANAGTATNTGTGATACGTTACAAGATGCGTACTTGGGGTTNTTGCCNTCTCATATCCAATATGTGATTATTAATATCGCACCTAGAACGGGTAAGACCAAGATATTNGAAGCCTGTTANACATGGGGGATAGGGTATTTNCCTGATTCTCAGATAATCCATTGTTCGTATAGTGCGGATATAGCACAGGTTAATTTGGATTATGTGGGTAAGGTTATGGANAGGGATTGGTATGTTAGCCTATTTGGGAATNTGTTGGATAGTAANAGGGCTGATAAGATNACCACAGTATTTGATGGTAACATCTATGCACAAGGCACTCAGGGCACGATTACGGGCAAAGGTGGTGGCCTTAAAAGGCCAGCAGGGGGTATAATAGGGGTAGATGACCCTGCGAAGCCAGATGATGCCTTATCGAAGAACAGAAGTGCCGAAGTGAGGCAATGGATAGAGACCACGCTTAAGAACAGAAGAAATTCTGACAGGTATTGCCGATTATCATAAATGCTCAAAGGTTGAGTCCTGATGACCTTTGTGGATACCTGCTTTCTACATATCCTAACCAATGCCTGCTTTTGAAGTTTCCTGCGTTGGTTAATGACATTTCTACCATACCTGAGACAATTAGTACCGATACCTTACTTGGGTTAAAAAATACTAGGGTTGGGCGGTATGTATTGGCATCTCAGTATCAGCAAGAACCCGTGGCTCAGGGTGGTAACTTGATTCAGGTAGAATCCTTACGCAGGCATGATAATGAGTTACTAGAATGGGAAGATAAGATTATGACCTGCGATACCGCTATTAAGAAAGGGCAGGGTAATGACTGGTATGTAATACAATGCTGGGCAAAGCATAGGGGTAAGGCATATTTGCTGGATCAGATCAGGGGTAAATGGACTTTGCCTGAGTTTGTGCGTACCGCAGCCGTATTTTATAGGAAACATTGTGAAGAGCAAAAAGACTTTCCAGTTAGCAGATTTATGATCGAAGAGGCCGGGTCGGGGCCGGGAATCATGCAAAGTTTAGGTGAGATTGGAATTCCCACCACAGGTCTAGTCAGGGTTAAGGACAAAGGTAGCCGTATTAATGATATCTTAGCTTTCGTTGATTCGGGTATGGTTTACATTCCAAGAGAGGAATCAAATCCGTGGGTATCCGAGTTTTTGATGGAGTTATCCTCATTTACTCAGGACGATACCCATGCTCACGATGACCAAGTCGATGCTTTTGCGGACGGGGTAAATCAATTACTGGGTAGCGGTCTATCCATTCTTGATGTGTTAGATAGCCTGAACAATTTACAGAGATGAGGGCAAAGCAGCTAAAGTTTACAGTTGCCGATATTGCCAATTACCAAAAGGTAGATCGTAAAGTCATATACCGAGACATCAAAAGAGGTAAATTCGACCCTTATTACTTACCCAGTTTAGCCAGATATTTATTATATACCAAAAAAAGGAAGAAAGTTAAAAACACTATGAGCATGATATTTAACGATCAGAGCTATTCAAAAACGAATACCTACAACCCAGATACCCCAGATCACAAAACTGATGGTCAATCTGTTTTCACTCTTAACGGCAATGATTGCGTAGCTACTTTTAACAACTGCACCTTTGACGGCTCAGATGTTCATTGGGGTTTCAAAGCAACCGCATCTTTAGCTCCAGATGGGACAACTCCAATTGTTATCAATGGTGCTTATTACAATAACTGTACCTTTATTGATGGTCTTGAACGTGCCTATGATCAAGTCAGGGGTGGTAATGTTGTATTTACAGACTGCAAATTTATCAATACTGGCAAGTACCGAAAAATAGTTAAAAACGCATTGGAAGTTAGTTCATTTTGTGACTGCGGTTTAAAAGCTGGGGTATTCAATGTTGAGTTTATTCGTTGCTCAATCAATGACGTGCTACTTGGCGATTATTCGATCTATGATCAGATCAAACGCCCCAAAACCCGTGGCATTAGCTTTGATAGCTGCGTAAACCCTAATGGGGGGCCTATTTTTGTCCGTGGTTGGTATGCTGATGCCAATACAATTTGGTCAAAGAATACACTTTTAGATGTAAACATACATCCAGCATGGATGACCACCGCTTACTTTGATTTTGAAATGAAATACGGGGATAATCGTAAAGATCTCCCCGGTGAATTTGTTATAACTCCTGTAGAACTAACGCCTGTTACAAATCCCTTTGCCCAGCAATCGGGTTCTTTGACAACGCACGTTGTAAATCAGAGTTAGACTTATTTATCTGATCNTTCATATNCTCTAACTTTCCGTTGAGGTGTAANAANTCGGTAGTCCCGATATGCCCTANTTGGCATAGAGGGTCTAACCATGCACTTCCGCCACATTTCAACCATCTATAGCAAAGATAATAGTCCTCGGTNATATACCTTGGATATTTATCTCCAAACCATANATCATCTACTACGCCCATACTGAATACATCGTGCATAACGTCTTTGTATTCAAAGGGTGTGGAGTTTTCGTCAGAGTAGTAGGCGATTTCTGGAAAGTGAGCGATGATGAAGTCGATTACCTTCATTTTGTGTAACAGAAATCCAGTACCAAGTGACATAGCTGGGAGTAGTCCTTGAGAGTTTGGTGTATCACTATTAAACTCACCTACCCAAGTAAGTGGGATTTGTTTCTTAGGGTAAGCACCACCTACCATATCTACATCATGGGAAAGGATTCGTTCAATCTGTTGAGGGCCAGCATTTATATCAGAATCAATCCATAAAACCTGACTTGCAGGTGTCTGTCTGGCTAACCAGAGCAGAGCATTACGGGCTTTGGCTAAACCAAAACCGCCTATTTTACGGACTATGAACTTATAACCAGCTATCTCGTTATGCGATAGATACGCAAGTATCTGGGAGGTTTCCCATCTGATAGAACCAGTCATGGGAACGCCTACGAATACTAACTTTGGATCTCGGTCAGCAGGTTTGACGTGCTTGCCGTATATTTCATTGTGGGGGACAGGCATATTCTTTTTGTTGCCTTAAATTCTTTATGCGTCAATGACGTAAATATGTATTCGTTAATTTCCAACCTTTCGGGGTGCGTTGTTAACCTTTAAATTCTATAACTTTGTTCGACTCTCCTCAAATCTTAGACCAACACGGAAACCCAACTGCTGATCGTACTAATTCTGTACCTTCAGGTATTGGTCAAGATCTTATCGAGAAATTTAATAGCGAACTAGCATCAATTAAACAACAAGCAGATAATATTGACCGCTTAAACGGAGTTATGGGCGGTTATTCAGGTCTTGTACAAGGTTTAAATTTTCAAGGACAATTTGCTGGTTATCCATATTCACCAGAAACAATTTCTCAGCCTTATACATTAGCAAATGCTAATGCTTATGTTCCGCTTTCACTAAATCGTATTCTGTTGTCATACTCATACATGACGCAGGGTCTTTTTAGAACTGTAGTCTGTCAGCCTGTTGATGATGCAATGCGTGGTGGTTTTCAGATTAAAGCTCCAGAACTTTCACAAGAAGAAATTACGCAGTTGCAGCGTGTGATGTCACGCAACCGCAGTCAGCATGACATGCGTAAGATTGCAAAAACTATAGGCGGTTGGGTAAATTACAATGCGTGTGCAAACCTTGCTCGTTCAGATATGTCAGCTATTAAGCATCTCGCTTACTGGGGTAGATTATACGGTGGATCTGGCCTTATTGTTAATACTGATCAAGATTTCCAAAAAGAATTGGATATTGAAGCTATTAGACCAGATTCTCCTCTGGTATTCATTCCTGCTGATAGATGGGAATTGATTTTATCTAATCAAAACATTTTTGATTACAAGAATGGTATTCCGTATAATTATTATGGATACCCATTACACGCATCTCGTGTTGTAAAATTTATTTGGGCAGAAGCACCATCATATATTCGCCTTCGTTTACAAGGTTGGGGTATGTCTGAGATGGAACAATGTATTCGTGCCGTAAATTCTTTCTTAAAATTCGAGAATCTTATTTTCGAATTACTAGATGAAGCCAAGATAGACGTATGGAAGATGAAAGGCTTTAATACCTCTCTTGCTTCCTCGACTGCTACTCAGCGTGTTCAGCAAGCAATCATTCTTCAAAATCAGTTGAAG